GGGTGGCACGGACCACGTGCCGTCATTTCGCATGAAAGTCGTCGTACCGCCTGTTGGGGCCGCGTAGGCGTAGGTGTTCCACGTAAAGATGCCTGTTATGTTTGCAGCCGAGGCAACCACGTTTGACCATCGGAACGCGCCACCGCCGAGCATCATCGTGTTTGTTACCGATGGGAATAGACCCTGATTCCCCCCTCCCGCAACGCTCGACACATAAATGCTGTTGCTTGCGGAGCCGATGGTTAGGGTGACGGCGTCAGCCTCAATCTTCCCTGTGGCACCGATCTTCATTCCCCGCGCGGGTACCCCCATAGAAAGTTCGGCACCGGCTGGAATTTCAACCGTGTCGTAGAACTTGTTGGAAATGTAGGTGATGTTTACATTGGTTGTGGAGCCATACAAACCAACCACCGGACGCGCTGCGCTAGGAACGTAAGAGTTGAAGCCACGGAATCCGCAGTTCATCACTAGAAGCTCCATCGTGGTCGTCCCTACGACGTTCACCGCAATGTAGTTGGTGGCAAAGTACGTGCCATTGGTCTTGGTAAAAACGCAATTTACTACGCTGTTGGCGACATCAGCCAATTTTCCTGTTGGTGTGTCGATGTAAATAAACGATGCGCCGAAGCAGCTTTCAAAGTAGCAGTCAACAACCGTCAGCCCCTTTGCCATCAATATCGGGTCGGGGTTCTGGTAATAAATGCCGCCAGAAGTCGTACTTAGGTTCCCGCTGGATTCAATGGTGCAGTCGCGTATCGTGAACGTGCTGCCGCCGACATTGCGAATACCCCAATCCCGGCAACCCGCGATGGTTACGTTATCAACCTGCGTAGCGGTGGATTGAGAGAACGCGGAGTAACCGGTGTAATCAATGCCGACCAAATGCTCTTGGATGATGCAGTCACGAATTGAGCCGCCGAGGTTGTCCACTAGCTTGATGGCGGTGGCATAGCCCTTAATAATCAAATCAACGAACGTCCCGCAGACAACCCGCTCAACATACAAGCCAACTCCGGTCCCGACAGATGGGTACGTCGGTAGCCCGCCGCCGTCAAGTGCTACCGTAAAGTTGATCTTCTTTAATATTGAGAACCCGCCGAAGTAAGTGAACATGTAGTGTTCGCTCAAATCAACGTCGGGGGTTCCGGGCCCGCCCGTGGTCGAGAAGTCCAAGGTTACACAGCCGCCCGTACCAACGCTTGCGCGGTTGTCGAACAGAGCCGTTAAACCGGAGCCAGCGCCGCGCAAATAAACCTTCCCCTCTCGGCTGAAATCCGTCGTGGAGTTCGGCCAAGTAATAATCAGGTTACTGGTGATCTTGTAGTTACCCGCTGGCAAATAGACAATGTTGCCGTTTGCTCCTGCGGCCTGCGCGGCATTGATGGCGGATTGGATGGCCGCAGTGTCGTCGGCTGTTCCATCGCCTACTGCGTTGTAGGGGCTGTCTTTGACGTTAATCCATACAGCACTCGCACCGCCGCCGCCAGAAATGGACAGCCCCGTTGTCAACTGAGTACGCAGGTTATCAAAATCAGCTTTTTGCGCCGAACGAATATCGGATATGCCGTTGGCAACTAAAGACTGCACCCGTTGAGGGAGCACGTCATATTCAGCGCCTTCCTTGGTGCCAGATAGCAACGCCTGAAATAGCGCGGTACTGCGAAGCTGCTCAGATAACTCGGTAGCGTCAACGTAGTCGTAGCTGCCGTCTTGCTGCTTCTGCATGAAGCCTTGACCGGTGGTGGCTAAGAACGTCGTAACGTCGCTCAGGTTATACCCGCCAACGTCGCGGCGCGTCAGCACCTTTTCCAGATCGTCGCCGCGACGACCTTCGCGCACCTCCATGCGCTCAGTAACCGCTTGAATCCACTGGTCCAATGCGCCGTCGCGTGTTGTCCGTGGCGGCTGCAACGCGGGTAATTTCGCTGGAGTGCTCATGCTGCTTTTAGTTCCTGTGTGGAGCTTGCCATCGTTACGGAAGTAACGCGCGAGGCCGTGGTTAAGACAAGCTGATGCTCTAAGTAGCGCCCTGCTGGCAAGCGAACCGGAGCAATACTTGTGACCGTGGCGGTATAGACCAACGAGCCATCCCCGAACCACTGCAACACAACGGAGGAAGTAAAGTCGCTGTCGATTTGAAGCCATGCGAACCCCGTTTGTGCTTCTAGCTTGATAACGCCCGTTCTGTAAACACCAGTGCGCTTGTTGGATGCGTGAGAAAAGAGCGCGGATATGCTTGTGCCGTTGGCCGCGTACAAAGTGTCGGTTATGGGGTCGTTATACAAGCACGTGCAGGACAGATCGAGCCGTGTCAGCTTCTTTGCGGCAAAGTCTATTGCGTAGCAAAACCCGCTGGTGCCGTCCGGTGCCGTGCCGGAGAACTTGAAAAAGTACACGCCGTCGTGGTACTCGGCAAAAATGCTGGACGGCGTAAGGCGCTGCCAGTCGTCCCTAGTAAATAGACCCTCTGTGATGATGCTCACGCCGCCGAGGTCCACCATGCACAGTCCGTCAGGCGATGCATACAGGACACCATTTTCAGTAGCGACAATGGACCGTGCGCTCGCGCATGATTGCGGGCTTGGCAGTTCTTGCAGCGACATGCTGGCCGAATCTGACCCGCCGCACAAATAGGGTGCTCCAGCGGTAAGAACGGCCAGAGTTTGCCCGAAATTGGCGATGCCGATCACCCGCTCCTTGGTTGTCAAGCGGTACGCTTCCGGCCACGCATACGGCTGGTAGGGCTCGCAGAAATACAGGTTGTTGTCGATGAAGCCTGCCATCACGCCGTTGGTAACTTGCGTTATGCCTGCCAAGTAATACGTGGTTGCCCCTTTGACTATCTTCGGTGGCGGCAACCAATCCGTTGAAGGCAGCACTTCCGCTAATTGCGTCCATCTTTTCGCATCCGCGAAAGTCGTAGCAGTCAGGTAGTCAAACGCACCGTTGGTTTCTATCGGGTTAGACAGCCGGTTTGTTGGGGTGACAAGCTGGAAGGCTGTGCCCGTGGTTCCTGTGTTGGCTCTGTATAGCCTCCAGCCGACAAGTCCGTACTGAGCCACAGTTGGGCCACTTGCCAACTCTGTCGGTCTTGGTATGGTTACTGAGTCGTAAGTAAGGTCTATGTCGAATGGCCCTACGGGCGCAGAGGGCGCAGATTCCTCACCCCAACTTGTGACCAAAGTTGTAACGTAGTAGGTGGTGTATCGCTTCGGTTGCCCAACGGGAGGCAGTAGCGGCATAAAGCCTTCGGCCCAAAATGTCTGCCCTGTGATGATGTTCACAATATTGGCATTTGTTGCGTCAAACACCGCTGTCACCGCACTTGCAGCCACCAGTAAGTCTGCTTGCCCGCGCGATGCATTAGTAACTTTGGCAGCGTTCAATTCTTTTACCGTCAGGCCGGTTGCCAATGAAGCAGCGTCCGCCTCCGCCGTGGTGACGAACGTGTAAACCAAACTCGATTGAAACTTCTTGAACACGTCGAGGGCCGAGGTCAGGTCCTTGGATGCCGAATAAGTGATAGTCCCTGCCACAGTAGAAACCGGTGCCGATGTTGGCCTTGCCACAGACCAAAGATGCGGGTACACGCCGTCTGCTATCAGGTAGCGAGAAACGAGCGTATTGGCTAGTTGCAAGGTCTTGCTGTTGTTTGCGGCTCTTGAATTTATCCAATGCGCGTCGCCCTGACTTGCAACACCGGTAAGCGGGTAAGGTATCTTCTCAATCTCCGCCAGAAGCGTGGTCAGGCTGATGGAGTAGCCAACCGCTTGATATTGATATGGAATCGCCCAAAACTCTTTGTTGCGGTTGGCGAGAAGTACGGGGGCTGACCCGATGGCGGTAATCTTTACGCCGCCTAGCGCGGGGTTAAGAACCCACGCATACCCGCTATACGGTGCATCCACGGTTATGACGCCGCCGCCGGTTGTTATGGGCAGCAGAAAGAAGAACTTACCGCGTCCAGTGGGGAGCGCCGATGTGTACCTAGACATTGCCGTCGCATCATTGGGGTCCACCCACTGCGGTCCAGTGGTTGTGGTAACGACGTTGAGCGTGGCCGGTGGGTCCCCGAAGTACGTTATGGACAGCGAATTTCGTACCGCGTTTGCAAGTGCTACCGGGACAGACAGCTTTGCCGCATCTTGTTGCTCCGCTGTAAACCCAACACCGAGAGTCGGTGTGATACTTGACGCGGCTGGAGCCGGTACGCCTAGCGTTTTGCCATACGAGCCGGAAGTAATGATATTGGTGTTGTTGCTTCCGACGGTTGGCTCAACGCTGCCGTCGATAGTGGACACATAGGTCCGCTCGGTGATGTTATCGTTCAACATCCCTCTGGCAAAGTGATACACAGGCCCCGAGTTTGGCGACACCCATCCGGTTGTCAGGTTGTTGTTGATCGTGCCGTCAGATGGATTTCTGTAAAAACGAAATAGTGACGATGGGTTGTTGTTGCACGTGGCAACGCTCGTATCCGCTGCTAATGGGCGAAACTCGAAAGTGCGCGCGTACAGATTGCTAGTTGCGCGGGAAGCACTTGGCGGCAAAGCTCGGTCAGAAATGCTTGGCTGCTCACCACCGAATTGTGTGATCTTAATTACTGCCATTTCAGTTCCTCGGCCAAGACTCGTACAGGGTCAGCGCGTCGTAGAGGTGTCCGTCAGCTTTGCTCGCCACTTCGACAAGTCGTCCGCTACACTGGAGGAATAAGTCTCTAAAGGGGTCGGCGTAGTCAAGGCCGGTGCCGGTGGAATTGGGGTCGGCTTGTAAACTAAAACCTCTTTGGGTTCTGGACACAGCGACGCGCAGCCCTGCAAGCTCATCAGCAGCGCGAGCACGATCAGCAACAAGAGTCCTTTCCCGTACTGCCGCAGCTTGAGCCGCCTCTCGTACCCTTTTCTCCATTGCTGCCCCGGCGAGAGCCGATTGCTCGTTTGCCGAGGAAATGCCTTGTTTAAGTTCCGCAATTCGTGTTGCATGTTTCTCTACCTCCAGTGAAAGTCCGTTGTTGTCCCACTTCAGTTTGCAGGATGTAGCTGCCAGCACTGCCACGAGTGCGGCCCACACGAATTTGGGTATGTAGTCCAGAGGGTTCACTTGTCGGCCTCCTCTTTCGTGGTGGACTTGACCTTCTGCGTGGTGTTTCCCGCTATGTATGCGCCCACCGTGCCGATGATGACCAGCGCATACGTGGAGCCTGCGGGGTCTAGCTTGCCCGCCCACTGCAGCATGGTCGTAGTGATGCCAGCGCCCATCGTCAAGACGAAACGCCTGCCGCCTGAGTTCTCCATGATGGCGGAGATCATGCGTAAGCCCTCGTACCTTTGTCATCAATGACGAGCGCCTGCTTGCGCGCCTTCTCGTTGAAGCTGATATGCACCCATCCGCCCGTGCGGGAATTGGGGTATTCCAATATCAACTGGTCGTACTCGACTCCACCGTGTTTGATGAGGGCGCTGACCACCATAACCGGTGGCCCGTAGGCTGGGCAAATGAAGTCACAGGCATCGCCTTTTGGGTGGCTCTTGCCTGCAAAGTATTCGGCCCATGAGTCAGCATCTATTTGCATATTGCGTCGGGCGCACCACTGGCGGTATGCCTTTTCGGTCAGCTTGCGCTCCAATGGCTCACTGCGGTAGCCGCTGGATATGCTGATGGGCTTGCTGCCGAGCACCAGCCGCACCGACTCCATTCCGTAAGCCAGCACCCGCAGCCGAGCCACAACGTCAGGCGGCGGGGTGTTGTCGATAGACTCTCTATCGGCAGTTTGAGACGAAACAAACTCATCTAGCGTGAAATGGCTTGAGAGGTACGTAGTCATTTGTCGGTACTCCTGCGGCTCATTAGCTCCTCACCAACAAGGGCGGCTTTCTCGCTCTCCGCAACAATCAGGTCATCGAGTTCGTCTTGCATGTAAACGGGGACAGGCGTTCCGTTTGTCTGCACAAGCCCTGAGAATTGGCGCAGAAGCATTTCCATGCGGGTTAGCTTCGTTTGCTGCTTATGAATAGTCGTGGACATGCGATTGAACTCACGATGCAGCATCTTGTTATCTTCGTGCAAAGCCTTGTTGTCGGCTTGGCATTGAGTAATTTGGTCTTGCAGCGCCTTGAACTGCGCTGCTATTGCGCCGTCACCGGCTTGGCCCGCCTGCTCCTTCTTGATGAAAGACATGGCTTTGAACAGCAGCATTACTGCTCCCGCCGCCCCGGTTGTTCCGAGTGCGGCTTTCTCCCATAGTTCAAATTCAGACACGTTTCGCCCCCGCTAAAGTGTGTGCGCCTATCCAAATCTCGCAAAAGATAATTGCAAGCATCATGGTTTCCGCTGCGGATTGACCGTCCGCGAGGAAACTGAAATAGGTGTACGACCACAGGAACAAACCGGACGCGACAACAAGGACACAGAAACTAATATGTACATTCTCGGGGTACTGTGCCGCGAGATAGAACTTGGCTGCGCCATAGGCAAACATGGTCAGCGCCCAGCCCCACGCAGGCATCAGCGTCTTCATGTGAAAGTACGCGGCGTCGTCAATGTCGCCAACAAGCATACCGATACCAAAAAGAATCGCCCCTACGGCGACAGCAATCCTGATAGCAATTACGTCAGCGAGTAGTACGCGACGTAGCATTTGCTTAAAGTGAATCATGTTGCACGACCTACTCTTTTGGCGATTTGGGTGAGATAGATCGCGTGGTTTGAAGTTGCTGGCCGATCATGGTTGCGAAAGTCGCTGCATATTCAGCCGATAGCTGCGCATTGCCTCCAAACTCAGCGTCTTTTGCATACGCGCGCGAAAGCATGTAGCTGCAAAGGGCTAAGTCCCATTGATCGCTTATAGCGATGTCACCGGTCACGCCGGATGGGATGGCCGATGATGGGACTGGTACATCCGTTATGAACTCACTGGCGATAATGTCAACCTGCCCACCGGAATTAGCCGATGGCGGGTACACATGAAACACCCGCGGCTCACGCTGGTCGTGCATAAAGTGCTGAAACTCAGTCACGCCAGCCATATTTCGCCAGCTGGGCGATACCGCGTCCAAGGTGGACATTGGAACTTTTGTGATTGCTCCGCGCTGACCGGCGCTATTTGCAATGACATCAATCAGTGCAATGCTATTTGTTGGTATTGTCTGCCGCACCCCAAGGACCGTCGCCATCTGAGTGCGCACTGGGTTAGCGTCCGGCCGGAATGTAATCAGCGCGCGTCGGCCGTCATTCAGGTGCCGGACCAGCTCGGCAGCTGGCCAGCGGATCCCTGTTGGATCCTGTAAGGTGTCTTGGCAACGTAGAACGAGGGATGAGGCTGAAATTGGCATGGTTAGAAGTGGCTTGCCACCGTCCGGTTGCGTGAGCTGGCATTTCCGCGCCATGCCTCGGCCGCGCGCTCGGCAACTAAGTTGTCAAAAATGCTCTTGGCAATCCCCGCGCTGGCCGCGTCGGTCCACTCTTGTTTTGGCAGGATCAGTAGGCGGGCCTTGGCCCCTTCACAAATATCGTCGGCGTATTTCTCAAACAGCGCATCCGGAATGCCGGTGGAGTCGCGCTTTGGCACCAGTGAGGCCTGCACCAGAATTTGTGTACCGGCCGTGTAGAAGTTGGAGAGCATCAGCGTACTCAAAGAGCTGCCGTAGGCCTCGTCATACCCCATATTGGTCGTTTGGCTTTGTGCTGGCGCATACCGGTAAGAGTTGACGTTCAGCGGCGTACCGCCAACAGTCACAGCCTCAATGCGGTTGATGAATGTTTCGGCCGGTACAACAATGGTGTATTCCCGAGTGTTGTTCAATGCTGCTATCGGATCCAGCCAGATCATCCACGCGCGGGTGCGCTTGAAAAACTCAATAGCAGCCGCCCGCAAGTGCTGATCCATGAGGGGCGCTGGGCACCCAATAACATTGACCCCAATCAGCGGATAAAAGCCGGACCAGAGTGCCATCTTTTACTCGGCAGTCTTTTCGACAATCAGTTCGCGCAGCTTGGCCTCACCCGCTTTGTGGTGTGGGTTCAGGCCGATATGCTTGGCCAGCGCCATCAGGTTCTCGCGGTCCAAGGTGGATAGATCTACTTGCTCATCGTCCACTGTCACCAGCGACTGGGCTGCTTGAGCGCCTTCGGTCACTTCAAGAAACCCCTCTGGAATCTCTTTCAGTCGTGCAAACACATCGTCACGCGCCTCAGGCACATCAAATTCACAAAAGCCCTCGCTATCAGGGCCTAGCGCAATGGTGAAGCCATTGACTTCGATAGTTGATCCCGGTTTGTGCCGGATCACTGTTCTGAATTTGGTCATATCTGTGTCTCCTAAAAACGCAAGTTAAAAAGTAGGGGACCGAAGCCCCCTACAAAGTGGCAACTAATCCTGTGGATTAATAAGCACCAGCGCGCAGCTTCAAGACCACGCAAGCGCGCTTACCGGCCAGCGCAGCCGTTGCCGTAGCAGCGGTAGCAACCAAACCGATAGAGCGGGCAGCAGAGCGTCCTTCTGTGAAGCAAGCGGCAGCAGTCGCGCCAGAAGGCGCGTTCTGTCCACCGGCTTGGCCAGCAGTGATACCGCCAGCAGCCGTGTAGGCTGTGGAGATAGCTGTCTTGCCAGCATTCAGGCTTCCAAGGGTGAAAGCCACGGTTGGAGTACCGTTGCTATCAATGTCCTCAGTGATGAACGTCCAGTCGATCAGCTCAAAGCCAGCCGGAATATCTGCAATCTGAACAACGTCCGAGATTGCAATGCCAGCGCCAGCATCGGTCCAGTTAATATCGGCCGTGACAGATGCGACTTGCGCGTTGTCAGGTAAAGCCAAAGGGCGAATGCCTTGGGCTGTGAGTGTGCGAAAACTTGACATGATTTACTCCTAAAAGTGATGTTTATGAACGGGGCCAGTTACCCAGCCCCTAATTCATTAGCCTGGGTTGACTGCGTAGGTGTCAACGGCAATCACGCCGAAGTCGCGGGTAATAGAGTTATCCGCAGACTTATAGACAGCCTTCTTCACGCCGAAGATCGAGTTGGAACCGATCTTCACCTTGTCGCCGTGATCCTTGACTTCCTCAGTCCAGTCAAAGCGCAGGCCGGTGCCCGGGGAGCCGAACGCGATAAACGCGGCTTGGGATCCCATGAACAACGCGCGGGCGGCTGGCAAGTTAGCGCCAGCGCCGTAGTTGTTGAACTGCACCACGTTGCGGTGTTTGTGCATGATGACCCCGTTGTACTCGCCCAGTGCGCCTGTGTAGATCGGGTTCTTCTGGCCCTGTGCAGCGGCAGCAGCCTTCTGAATGTCGAGCCACTGGCCAGCGTTAATGCTGGATTTCAAAGCGTCGAACTGGAATGTGTGCATCAGCATCACATACTTGCTCTCGCCTTCAACTTCGCAAGGAACCATGGAAAGCTCGTCTGTCGAGTCGCCGCCCATCGTTTCAGCGCGGGCAACGCAACGGTCCACCAAGCGCAGATCCATCGGCATGCCGGAAGTGATCGTTGCTACCGATGTCGCAGCGCCTGCGTACATCAAGTGCTGTGCGTCAGGTGCGCTCAATGTGTTGACGTTGAAAAACGGGTTGGCAGCAGACCAGATATAGCCAGCGCCAGTGCCGCGGGCAGCAGACAAGTGGATGAAGAACAACTCATCAAAGAGTCGTGCCCACCAGTCTTTCATCGCTTCCAGTGCATCTTCGCGGATCATGCGCAGGGTGCGCTTGCGAGTCATGCGATCGCCAATGTCAGCGCCACCGCGAACTTGGTCAATCAGAAGGCGGTCGGTGTAGTACCGCAACGCTTCTTCTTTACCGTCCAGGGTGTCAGCGCCGATTACCGGCTCCATGCGCATGGGCATCAGCAGATCAACTGTGATCGCATCGCCTGCGTCGGACTCCAAATCGTCAATGCGCTGAATGGGGCGCTTTGCGCGCTTGCCATCGCCCATCATTTTGCTGGAAAAGTAAGATTTCTTGGAAGCAGCAACGGACAAAAGCCCGCTCCACTTCTTTACCGCTTGTGCGTCATTAACGCCGACAAAAGTTCTCGCCATGTTGTTTACTCCTTAAGGTTGGCAAGTTGTGGCACTCTTGCGCCTTTGGGGTTGAGTGGCATTGAGAAACAAGTCCACCCTTTATGAGACTTGCGCAGAGGGTCGCCCTTTGCAAGTGTTCTCATTCGCGCTTGATCGAGTGAATGCTTTTTGCAAAACTCGGTCATTTCGCTTCCGACAAAATGACGCATTCCGTCTTTGTCGATAGCTACATATAGATGCCGCGCAGCATGTTTATTGCCTTGGTTAAACGCAATAATTGCTGCTTTGGTATTTGGGTGCGCAGGCTTACCAGTGATGGCTTTTAAGCGCGCAATCTCGCAAGCCTCGGAAGGGCGTGCGTCCTTGTTTGCAATGCGCATCGTTTCGCAAAATTCTTTGCCGCGAGACTTTCCTTTTCGCCCATCCGACATCTTCTTGCGTGTCTCTGGTGTGTGCGTAATGCAACCCCCATCGCCGCCGTCCGTCATGTTGGTAAGTGGCGCACCAAGCGCGCGGTAATGCGCTATCCAGTGGCGCTCACGCTCCTGCCATTCGGCTTCATCAGCCCACTCAAGAACTTCAACCGTGGGCTTCAATCCGACAGACGCAAGTTTGCGCAGCCATCTGGATTTGTGAAGTGATGCTTTTCTGAGTTCGGAGCCAAGGTGGCCGTATCGCACCCTGTAATCCAAGTCCTTGGACTTGCCGACATAGCGCACGCAACCCGTATTCGGGTCGGTCAGTGCGTAAATGGCAATCTTGTTGGACACAGAGTAATTCCTAAAAAGCTATTCGCTTCAAAGGAGCACTCTTGCGCCCACGTTGATGTGGATTTCATGCTACCGCACACTTTCAGCATGTGCAACAGCTTTTTTGGTAAATATGCCGTTGGCAGACATATTCGGGCGGTCCAGCTGCAAGGAGGAATCAATTTCCACCTTCAATCGCGCCTTGCGGCCGGACTTTTCCTCCATGGTGATGACCACGCGCCCGCCGTCAAAGGACATGGTTTGCCCTGCCTCAAGCTCTCTGCGAAGTGTGGTCATGCCCATGCTCATCCCATGAAGCGTTCAAGCTGATCCGGAGTCATGCGGGCTAACGCGCGCTCGTAATCAACACCCTTGAGGCCATTCAGGTGCGAAAACTCGTCTGCACCGATAACTGGATCCGCAGCCGGTGGCACTTTGGCCAGCGATGGCGGTATCTTGCTCAGATCCGGTGGCCCTGGCTTGCGCCTTGCATCGTCGATCGGAGTCTTGGCCAGCAGGTTGTTGCGGGTCTTGACTATCTCGATAGCCTCATTCAGCACCCACTTGTCCACGTTGGTAATCAGCGCACCGGCCTTGGTGGGCAACAAGTGCTTGACCATGCTCGGATCCTGACTGACTTGCGCTGCAATCAGGCGGGTCGTTCGGTCCAGCTCGGCCATCAGCGCATCGGTTGCTGACAAATCAGCGCCAGCGGCCTTGTTGGCGGCAATCTGCTGCTCAACGTAGTCGCCCCACGCGCCGCGGGCCTGCTGCTGGGTCATGTCGGCGCTGATTTCAGCCTTGGCCTGATCGCGGTCCAGCTTGCGCAGCTCGGAGCTGACTTCCTTCTCAATGGTGCGGTACTCGGAGTCGGCCAACTCGCCGTCCATCATCTGCTTGAAGGCTTCATCCTTCTTGGTTTCCAGCGCAGTTACCTTCTCGTCGTAGTTTTCTACGTCAGCTGCCACATACGCGGCCTTGGGGGCTGCGCCGTCATCTTCAAACAGGCCTGCTGGATCCTCTTTCGGCGCTGCTGGCGCTTCCTTTGGCACAACATCGGTTACATCATCGTCGTAACCAAAATTGCTCTGCATATCGCTGTCATCGTCCTCGGCCGTCACCGCCTCGCGCTCGGCCGGTGTCATGGATGCCAATTCTTGCTCTGTAAATTCAGTTGCCATTGCTTATTTCTCCTGTTGAGTTACTTACGCCGCCTCCAAAAGCAACAAGACAAGTGCTGTCTGCTCCTGCTGCTGTCTGGTTCTTAGATCCGCAGCACTCTCGATGCTGGGGAGTTCAATCTGCTGGGGTTTCTTGGATCCACCATCCTCCATTTCAAATGGAAGTTGGCTGGCCTCAATCGCGTCCCACTTCTCCTGAACCTTTCGGATCAGATCATCGTCAGCTGGGTTTAGTAGCGGCTTGCCGTCTGCGAATGGATCCGGCTTGATGTAGCTGTTTCTGCCACTTCCATAAATCTGGCTCTGATGTTCCTCTTGGATCTGAGCGATAAGACCTTGAACGGCAACGCGAACCGGCGTAAACCCAATACCCTGAACCGCAACGGCCAGTGGGTCAAGGTCACTCCCAACGGACGGAGGCAATACATCACCCTCCCAGAACCCGCTGACCCAGAACCCGTTAGCCCAGAACCCGTTAATCCACATGATTACGCAGGACGCATTGGGTCAAGCGCTGTACCCGAGCCTTGGATAGTCACGCCGTTTACCTGCTCGACACTGGCAGCGATGGGAGTTGCGTTTGCCGCAGCAAGTACCGCAGCCGCCACGGTAGCTGCGCTTGGGGCGCTTCCTGCGCTTACGCTGCTCACCGCTACGTCAATCCTGCCAAGCTCGGTTGTCAATTCTGTGCGAACCTGCGATGCAACAGCCACCGCGCTAGGCAAGCCGAGCAACTGACTCGACTCAGGGCCGGTCAATCCAGAAACCCCTGTCTCCACCGTGAACGGCTCACCGTTGTAATCGCTGTGGATGGTGTAGCTGACGGGCGCGATGATGCTGGAGCCGTCCGAGCGGAATAGCCGCACGTTTACGTCAGTGAACACCAGCGGCGTTGTGGCGTTGGTGTTGTCAATCCGCAGGTTAGCCACCCCCACATTGATTCGGATGGAGCTTGCGGCCAGTGCAGTGATAGCGCCAAAGAACGTGCGGATGCCCACATCCAAGGTCAGCGCGTAGCTAAAGTACGCACCAAGGCGAATCTTCTGCGTGGAGCCGTCAACGTCGTTAGCGTCGATCTGGATGTTCGGACCATCAAGAGAATACTCAGTGACCGTAGCACCGTCGATACCCCATGCAGTGTAGATCGTGTCTTCCGGTTGGCTGACCAAGAACGTAGCTCCCGCTGCGCTCCACACGGTAATTGCCTCACCCGACAAGCGACCCTTCTTGCAAGCCCGAAGGCGCAGGGTATCGCCAACCGTCACGCCGGTAGATACCACGAAGCTGTACGAGGTTCCGGTTACAAAGACGTTGTTTAGCTCCGTCGATGTGGTCACGTTGTAAAGCTGAAGACGCGTGTCTGCCAGCACCGTAGCGGTTGCCGAGGCGGGGAACACTGGAGCGAAGGTCGTACCGTCATCTGCGGTATGCAGGTTGAAGTCTGGGTGTGGGTTGCCTGCGTTGGTTATTACGCGAACACCCTTGAGTGCCGCGCCTGTGTCGCCATAGACCTTGCCTCGTACCGTCTTGAATGACGTACCGTTTGTCTGTACGAGGTCGTGCCAGTTGAACGCCGCCTTGCCTTGGAACGTACCGCCAAGACCGAGGTTGTAGCGAATCCAGCGCATGAGCGTAGTTCCGGTGTTGCCTGCTGCCGAGTCGGTGATCGTGATGCTGAACTGCTTGGCGTTCCAAGTGACAGGGCTTGCGCCGTGGTCGGTAATGGTGGGTGAACCGTTGACCGTGGGTGCGCCAGTGGTCAACCCATTACTCAGCGGGTTCAAGCCGATGATGTAAAGCTGATCTTCCAGATTGCCGTAAGTCGCCACCACATCAGTCTCAGCCTGATCGAAGCCATCCTTCTGCACCTTGAGCGATAGGAAGCTGCGGCGGTCAAAGTTTCCGTGCGTGGCATCGCCAAAGACCTGAATCAGTTGGTCAATCGCTCCGGTGTTCTGCGCTGCCGTGGTCGTGCCGCCGTCCGTCTGCTGGTAGTTGATTTGTAAACCTGCGGCAGTGTCAACCGAGTTAATGGCTGCAAAGATTGCGGTGTCGGCCCCCGCTGCGCTTTGGTAACGCAAACCATCCTTAGATAGAAGCGCCAGCGATGTGTTACTGATGCCTGTACCCGCTGTGGTGAAGCCGCGAACCTCCCAATCATTCCCGAACGTGAACGAGTTTGGTCCGTTGGTGGTGAATGGGAAGGCTACATTTCGCAGCGATGACTGAGCTATCCACGCCTCTATCGCAAAGGAATAGAAGTTCTGCACCGTCGTGGCTATGCTCCACGTTGCTATCTTGGTGCCAGCGTTGAAGGTGCAGTTGGTGGTGAAGATCAACCCGGACGATGCGACATACGAGCGGTCTAGCACCTGCGAGATTGGAGTGGATACCACGCCACCAGAGATTGCAGCAGTCACCGTGATACCAGCCACGCGAATAGGCAAACGACCCGCAAGCATGATGGTGTAGTCCACCGTCTTGGCGCCGGTAGCTGTCTCGCTCCACGTTGCGCTGGAGCCGCTGCTATTGGTGCGGAAAAGTTCTGTTGTTGTGCCGGTGTCGTACACAACCACCTGAGAGCCGGAGAGCAAGCCAGTGAAAGCCAGACCCCGTGTGAGAGGGGTCTGCGTTACCGTGATACCGCCGCCAGCATGACTTGATGTGAAGGCGATGCCAGAAGGAATAACCACGGTCACCGCATTCGTCGCTGAGTTATTCCGAATCTTGAGCGTGTACGCACCCACCACAGAGATATTGGGCAAGTTGTAAGTACCTGCGCCACCCGCGCCGCATTCAATGTCGTAAGTTGTCTGGTTGCTGAATGTGATCGTCTGGTTGTACGTCCCCGCTGCGCTCAAAATCTTGATGCCGTTGGTGCAATTCCTGATCGTTGCGCGTGTCAGGACTGTGCTTGTGCCAATCTCTACCGCTGCCTCGCCACCGTCCCAAATGCAATCGGTGTAAGAGCCGTGAGCCGCTAGGAATTGGTTGTAGCGCCAAAATTGAACGCGAGAGATGGTCGCTGTGCCTGAGCCTTGCAATTGCCACTGCCACCATGCAGCAGAAGCAATGGAGCCATCCGAAAGAGTTAGCGTGTCTGTTGCGCTTTGGTTAATCAAAAGTGGGCGGGTGTTGCTATTGTCAAGCTGCACCATTGGACCAGTCGCTCTATACGTTGGAGACTTGTCGTAGGTATTCTTCCAGCCTATCTGAAACGCTGAGTCAGTCCAGTTTGTAGTTGTCGACCCATTACCAACAGTAAAGCCGATTGCCCCGTTAAATAGACTTTGCGACGACGACTGAAAATACCAAGGCGTACGGTTGATGACTTTGTTAAACTTCTGAATGCTTACAGCAGTTTCAAAAGCGGTAGCAACATTCAGCAGGGTTTCAGTGCCAGTTATAGAGGGGGCGTTTTGCTTCCCAATCCACAGCAACCACAAACTCGGTGACGCGCTAGAGGCTAAATTGATCGAAAACTCAAAGTGCGTGATATTGGTCTTGTCGAGCGTTCCAGAAGATATATCTGGAGTCCTTGTGTGGTCGATGAACCATTCCGGTGCGTTTCCAGCGTCTGCATTTACAAATCCTGCTAACAAGCCCTCGGCAGAAGGGCCACTGTCATCTAGCCCCGGTATGCCAGAGCCATAAATGTTGTACCCAGCGTAATTGCCAGAGCCATCAACTAATACAAATCGTATCCCACCGTTAGCAATGGTTGCAAGTTTTGATGCCCACCCGCCAGATTCTGAGTACAGGTAAAAGCTAACATAACGATGCGTAGTAATGTCCTGAGTCGAAGGTATGGCTATCCTCGCACCACGCCTTCCGGTAAAAGCCGTATTGGTGCCTCCAGTTGCGCCGTTAGCGTTGCCGCTGTCCACATAAGCCGTAAAAGCAGAACCTTCAACTACAGGCGAAACCGCCGTTGGTTTGGTCGTGTAAAAACGGACGTTGTTATTGTTGACCGTCATCCATTCCCCCTAACCAAACACATCACGCCCACGCCGAGGCAAGCGCCGAGGATTAAGCCGAGTAGGAAGGTCATGCTGCGCTCACCGTAGTTGTTCCACCGACTGTGGAGATTGTTTGAGATACGTCGCCTGCGGTACGCGATGTGGCGCTTACTACCAGTGGTACGCCGACACCGTGAATCTTGGAGACTTTGGTTAGCTGTGCGAGTTCGGCGGCAAGCTCGGTGCGAACTTGGGCGGCAATCTCAGCCGCCGTTGGCCCACTACCACCTGATGTGCTGATACCCTGCGCCTGCACTGGCACGGTGTAGTTCACGTTGACTTGGAAAGTGCCCAATGTCGCCACCACCGGAACCCCGCCACCATCCACAAACAGGTTGCCAGTGATCGTCAGGTTCTGGTTGGCTTCCATCGGGCGAACCCGCCAAGCGCCTTGCAAAAAGAAGTAAGGCGGGATGGACAGACCACCACCTAAATCGTCCCCGCCAGCCGTGCGAAACACAGCCCCGTACTTGGCGTTGTCGGACAGCGCCAGCCAGTCCACAGACCGGCTGTAAAGCTCAGTCGCAGTTACGCTTGCGCTATCAAGAATGATGCGCTTGTTGGCGGCATCGAAGGTGATTGGCATTGGTTATGCTGCGTAAACACGGTCTTGCTCGGCAACCAGCGACAAGGAAATGGTCTTGCTCTGGGTGATGGTTCCTGTTGCTACCGCGAACTTGCCGCCGTTGACTCCGGGCTTGATACCGATAAGGGTGACTGGTCGTGGTGTGGAGCCTGCGTAACCGCCCTGCACGTTTCCGTTCCAATCGAAGTCGAAGGCAATTGAGCCTGTGCTGATCGTTCCAGTGATTGGAGTAGCTGCGGCGTTGTTGACCGTGATCGCGCCTGCCTCGCCGTAGTCGTTGCCTGCGCCCGTGGGTGAGGTGTACATGAGTCGGTAGCTGGAACCTGCACCGACCAGTGCCGCATTGAAGTTGAGCGTACCGGCTGATGTGAAGTTGTTGATTCGCAGCGTGTTGGAATCGTCATAGAACTCGACCCTGTTGCTGTCAGCAGGGAGTACGTCATCAATAAACACCGACTGGCTCGTTACCAGTGTGTCAGCTACAAACTTCAGTAGCTCGTCCTGAATCTTTCCTAACTTCACGCCAGCAGTGCCGCCAGTGTTAATGTCAGTGGCTTGGCGCAGCATGAACTGCACCTTGGCGTAAATCTGCTCTAGCGTGCCGCCATTGCCTTCGATGATGATCTTGAAGTTGCGGTTGGTTCCTGCGATAGAGCGTGTCTGATCTGCGGTGTAGTACGCCACAGTGATGCCGGAGTAGGGAGCGCCGGACATAGCTGCGTCGCCAGTAGCTTGCACAGAGCCAAGCAAGCCAGTGATTTTCAAGTCATCCTCATTGGACACCAGAAAGTTGACCTTGTTGGCTCCAGTACCTGTAGCACCTGTGTCTGCCAGCACGGAGGACTTGAACTTTTTGCCGTACTCACGGGCGAACGTCTTGGCGTAGGTGCGCTTATCGAAGTTGCCGTTGGCTGCGTTGCCAAACACCTTCACGCCCACGTTGAACTGGTCAGTAAACGGGAAGTTGACCGCAGCGTCCGCTGGAGCCAAGTGGTAGTAGGGCTGGACAGTAGTTGCCGGGGTCAGACCACCCAGACCAATGAAGCCTGCGAACTGTTGCAGCAATGCACCTGTGTTGTCGAACTCAGACCAGCCGCCGTCACGCAGCATATTGCGCGTGGCATTGGAGTCCACATTAGAGAATGTCCAGCCAGAAAAGCTGGAGCCATCCGTGCCGATCTGGAACTGCCCCGACAAGGCATCAATACCATAGGCCGGAAATGGACTGTCCTGATAGGTAGAGGTGGCCCAAAGACTAACCAGCTTGGAGTAAAGCGCCTGCCAAGTCACGCCGTCTTTAGCCACCAGCGCACCACCGGCATTCAGCGTAATAATTCGTCCGGGTTCGTCAATGGTTAAGTTAGTGCCTACGATTAGGGCGGCTTGTGAGGTGATTTTTGGCATGATGACTCCTATGCTGCGTAGTTGCGGTCAACAGTTAAGCTGACGGGGATGGATGAATCTGTGCTGGTAAGCGCCAGATTGCGAATGTATTGAGGAACAAAGCCAGCGTTGATAAACCCAATGTCGATGCTCGGCGTACCCTCGTACTGGAAGGCGTATGTAGTACCTGCGCCAGCGTCAACACTTGCCAGAATGGTCGATGTGCCAGCGGTCAGTACCACTACGTCCGTGCCTGTGGGTAGACCAGTGAAGGTGATGGTGTTCACAGACAGCGGATACAACTTGGTGTCACGGTCAGTCTGCGTTGTAGTCAGTGCCACCCGAAGGTTAGTCAGCACGTTTCCAGCGTTGGCAGTCAAACAGGTAGCGCGAATCTTCAACCGGAAGCCTGCGGTGCTGTTGAACGTCTGCCCGATCAGTGTTGCGGCATTCAGCGCCAGCCAAGTGCCACCGTAGCCAGAGCCTGTATCGACTTGAAACTCCAGCGTGTGGTTGCCCCATGTGGAGCCGCTGGAGAAGGTTACGTTCGTGCCAGTGATGGTTGGTGCGCTGTTGGTGAAAGCGGTATAGCCCACCGCAAAGAACGGCATTTCCCAGACTACTTGGTCGCCAACTTTTGTCAGCAGCACGGAGCCGCTGGAGTTGAACTGAGGTGTGCCGCCCGTGGTTACGCATTGCGCTGCACTGGCAGAGGTTGGCTCGTTGCAAAGAATCTCGGCAAAGCCAGCTGTAGTCGATGTGAACCGAGTTAGCCAGTGGGTTCCGTACACCGAAATCTGCCCGCCAGTGCCGCCAGTCAGCATTGCGTTTTTTATCACCGCATTCAATCCTGCCACCACAGAAGTATCCGCAGTGTCGCCGCTGATGTTCTCCACCAGAATGTTAGTATCGCTGTTCAGAAAAGCATACGGCCCAGAGCGGGTGTTGCTTACATAGCACCGCTTCATGGTGATACCGTCGTTGTTGCCTGCGCCGTTGACAATGAGGCCCGTGACTGACGCATTCATGACCAGCGGCGTGGTGTAAGTCGTGCCGATGTTCTTTATCAGCGTGTTGTAGCAGGCGTTGCCTTGCACCAGCCCGTTATAGGGGCCGACAGCAGCGTTGGGCATGGCGAAGCCATTGACTACGGTATCCGCACAACCCGTGGAGAAGTCCAGTGCGTACATGGCGTTGGTCGATGTGGTGGTCGTGGTGATCGTGTGGTCGTAATAGCTCAGGTTGTTGAACGTGCAACGCTGTGCGCCCACAAACAGGCCACGGCCACCGATAAAGGTTTCGTTGGTAAAGGTGCAGGCGACCGCCTGTGTGCTGGTGATAGCGCCCGTAGTTCCGTTACCGCGCAGGGTGCCGGAAAGGTACTTGTTACCGCTGAAAGTAACCCCGGTTGCGAAGTTGATAGAGCCAATGTACGCACCCGAAGCAGCCAAGCTGAATCGGTTGAACACGCTGTTTTGAATCGTGCCACCCGCAAAGCAGGAACTCACGTTGAGCGCGAAGTTAAGCTGGGCCTGTGTTGGTGCAACTATGCAGTCGTCCACATCCAATGGCGATGCAATCTCGGACAGCACCATAGAGTCAGCAATAGCGCACGACTTGTACTTGACGTAGAACGCCTGAGAAAAGTTCATGTACCACTGCGACATGACCCCGCGAAGGTCAAAGAATCCAGCGCCCGTGGTGACGAACTCTTGCCGTGTGCCGATGGTTGCGTTTGGCAGTACCCGTGGGCCAGTTCCTGAGACTGTGCGGGTGCTGTTGGTCAGCAGAGTTGCGGGTATGCGAACCTTGCGCCCTGCTCCGGGCAAAAAGAACACGTTGTTTGTACCGTCATTTCCGATGCGGATGCCACCCGTGGTCTGGGTGATGACCTTCATGGATGCATCTGTGCGGTGGGTCGCCAGTGCAACAACAGTACCCACGGAAGCATAGGGTTCGTACACCCCAGTGCCTACTCCGGTTTCAATCCACACGCCCGGAAACGTGCTGGCGTTGGTGGCAGTGGTTGGACAAGAGATAATCTGTCCAGCCGTACCACTGGTTGTGCCAATCTCAAACCACGCCTCAACCGACTCTACTTTGCCGACACGGGGAACGGTGATGGTCGCAATCGTGTCGCCGCGCACCTCAATCCAGCCCTGCACATCGGGGCCAGAGCAAGTAGCAGTGATGCCAGTCAAAGCACCCGCTGCGAAGTTGCCACCTGTAACGCCACCGATCTTGATGAAGCCAGCCGCACCAATGGCTGCTCCGGGCACGATGCATTCGGTTTGCCAATTGGTTGTCCACGCGCCCAAGAACACACCCGACACACCGCCTTGGCTGATGGTTGCACCGAATGCTGGAGAGTTACCAGAGCCAGCCGTGTACGCAATCACGCGCACATACGTTGGGTCAAAGCGAAGTGTGCCGCCTGTGCCAGTGAAAGTTACCGTGTCTAAGCTGCCGCCAGCTACCGAGTGGTTCAGGCAGGCATTGGTGTCTGTGCGTACTACGAATGTGGACTGGTTGGAAATCGCATAGGTATCCAGCGTGGCATTGACGCTGGGCGTAGTTTGGGCGTCAAAGTACGTCAGAGCCCCGCTATTGATCGTGTAGGCCGTCATTTAGCCTTCTTCGCCTGCTTCTGCGTGACCTTGCCGCCAGTCACATTGCCGTCTTTGTCTTTGCTCAAGACAATCTCTTTCGTCACTTCTCCTTGGCCATCAATCTGCACGTTTACATTGATAACAGGCGGGGTTGACTCTTTTTCTTCCGGCTCTTTGGCTTCTTCCTTGGCTTCTTTGGCCTCTACGTCGGCTTTGACCTTCTCGATAGCCTTTTCAGACTGCTCAATGGTCTTTTCGATGGCCTTCTCAAGCTGTGCCACGGTCTTTTCGTGGGTTTGCTCTACCTTCGCAATGGCTTTTTCATGCTCTGCTATGGCTTTGTTGCTATCCGTAACCATATCTGCAACCTGCTTTTGCAAGTCCGTCAGTTTGGACAGCAGTGCATCTACTTCGTTGCGCTGGTTGGCCTGAATGCGCGCCGCTTCTACGGTTGCGTCGGCGTTAATGCGCGCTTTCTCGATTTCAGTCTCCTTGCGGGCTTCAATCTCACGCTCTTTGGACAATCCAACCAGGGTTTCTTGCTCCGCCTTCACTGTCAGCTCACGGATGCGGTCATCAGCCTTGATCTTTGACTCGTAAATCAGCCGGTCAGCATTGGTTTGTGCCTCTTGAAGCTGTTGTGTGAGTGCTGCAAGCTGCTGCTGTGCCGACTCAAGCTCTGGGTTGGCCTGTGGCTGTAGCTGGGCCATCGCTGTGGCCG